TCTAAAGATGAACCTCCTTTAAGATCATACTCATAAGCTGAAAACGTACCTGTTGCGTCTGTTATTTCGTCTGCTGTCAGTGTTACCGCTCCTAATCCTCCAAAGTCTACAAAGAAAACCTTTTGTATACCGCCTACCACATCTTTACATGGTACTGCTCTACCTGCGCTTAAATTACAAGCCATATTTTTATATTTTTAAAAGGTTAAACTTTATTAGTTAATTGATTATGCGTAAAGCGTAATGTCTTCTCTAATACCATAATTAATTCCCGCTTTCCATCTTTGGATAAATCTCACATTTAAAGATCCAGTTATTTCTTCCATGTCAATAATTCTAATAGAATTAAAGTCACTCATTACCCCTGTTCCAAAATATAAATTAGAAACTTCAGAAGCTACCATTGTATTAGCAGGCATTCCCGGCGAATAAAATAATTTAACACCATCTACAGTTAAAGGCACTCCGTTATACCATAATGAACCTCTATTTTCTACACCTGATCCTGCTCCTACATTTCCTAAAGCTTGGATGTAAAATCTTAAAATGTCCGTTCCGATATATATATACATATCATCTTTCTGGAATACTGTTGCATTTATTGCAGAAGTAACTTTTTGTAATTCAGCCTGAACATTTGCGGCTGTAATTCCACCTGCAACTGCTGCAACGTCAGCTCCACCATCTGCTGTTAATAATGTAACAAATCCGTTAAACTCTCCAGCATTACCACCGACTCCGCTCCATATTACTTGCTCATATTTGTCAGCTATTTTAGCTGCAAAAGTTCCTATAATAAAATCAGAAAATGATTTAGGAAGTTCTTGATCTAGCGCAGAATAACCCATCTCTGCCGCTTGCCATGTCATTGAAAAATCTTTTTTACAAAATTCTGCATTGATTTGATACTCTTCTAAAGTGATTACTCTTTCTGTAAGCGTTACAGCTCCTGTGTCTGTGAAATCACAGCTAGCGTCTTTGATAAAGTTAGCATCGAATGCTCCTTTTTGGATCACATACTTATAATCGATATTTGGCAAAATTGTTACTCCGCCATTATTCAAAGTATTTCCAGTCAAAAGACTAGCCCGAACGTACTTTTGTGCCCACTGTCCGGAATATGAAGTTGTGATATTTACCGAAGTGGCAAGCTCTACTTTTTGATTACTCATTTTTAAATTTTTATTGTTATTATTAATTATTATTTATTATGTCTAAGACTCTGCTTAAAGTAGACTTTGATCTTTTTTTCCCTAATTGTACTCTTTCTTTAGCTTGAACTTTTTCAGGACTGTGTGCAATAGGCTCAGCTTTAACTTCTACAGAACTTAAATCCAATGAATTATCTGAGGCTTTAACCTTAACTTCTTCTACTTTATTTTCTTTAGAATACATTTCGTCTTCTTTAGAATTTACACTCTGCTTATCACCTTTTAAATCTGAAATAGCATCCTCTAGGTTTTGGATTCTTTTCTCCATTCCTCTCCAGTCATCTATCGTTACATAGTTTCCCTCATCTGCTAGCTCTTCTTTTTCCTCTAAGTCTTCTTCTTGAGGCACTTCGTCAGAAGCTTCTCTTAACTCTCCTATAACACCTTCTTCAGAAACTACTAAAACAGTTCCGTCATTCATTTCATAATTTCCAACAGGAACGGCTATTTTTGAAACTTCATCACCGCTTTCTGTAATAATAAAAACAGGCTCACCTTCTTCAAATTTTTCAGCTTCTATTTTAGTACCATTATCTAGTTCTCTAATTTCTAGCTCTACTTTAATTTCTGCTAATTGCATTCCTAAAACTTCTTTAATTGATTCTACTATTTCTGATGCTTTCATTTAAATGTTTTTGATTCCTTAATATATGTACGATAAAAGTCGAAAGTGTTTTCACTTATTAATAAGTAGCTCTAGTTTTTCCTATGCCTTGCTGGTGTAATTCACCCTCACAGCATTTAGAACTATAAGTATTGTCTTTACATAAACAGCCTCTTTTGCCATTTTTTGGAGAGGAGTGAGCTAAATTTTTAAAGGGTTTTCTTGTCATTAAGAATATTTTTAATTTTGTTTAGTAATACATCCGCTGCTAGCTCTTCTTCTATTTGTTCTTTTGGTCTATTAGCTTGATCGCTGAAATAGCCCTCTATAGAAAAACCTTTATAAGTACCCTCTTTAACTTCTTTCCAAACATCTGGATTATTAACTTTCATGGAGATCATCCAAGTGCCTTGAGGCACATCTAAACCATACTTGACAGACTTATCCATTTTAGGATCGTCTACTAGCCATGATTCTACAACAGTTAAATTTTCTACAGACATTTGATGCTCTACTGTAGCTTTAGACTGATTGCCTTTTATAAAAAACATTTCAGAGGCTTTCTTTACTGTATCTTTTGAAAAGAAAACATAGTAGCCATCACCTTCACTATTTTTTCTGTATATAGGTTTATTAGGTATTAATGCAGCTCCTAGAAGTATTTTCTGCTCCTTGTCTACAACAGCCATTTTAAACTCTTGATTTTTAAGAGCTATAAAATCTGACTCAATTGCACCAGCAGAAACGACTGAAATGGCTTCTATTCCAGACTGTTCATTTTCTTCATCTAAAAACAATTCTATTATATCCATATTATATGTACGATTAATTTATAAACTGTTTCCTATCCTATAGAAGCTCCCTCTACTATATTTCTTTCTAAACTCTGTGCGGTTGTTACATCGTTAGAAACTACAAAAGCCTGAACTGGTGTCTGTGATTGTGAAGCTATAGCTCCTGCTAATTGGTTTGAACTAGAAGCTCCTACTACATTAAAAGCAGCAGGCACAGCAGGAGATGGAGCTGCTTGAAAGCTTGGAGTTCCACCACCACCACCACCACCACCTAAAGAACTTGCAATAGATTTAGATTTGCCTACTGCTGAACTAATTGCAGAAATTATTCCTACAGCTTGAAGAGCATAAGCTATCAACATGGGTACATTCTGAGGAAATCCAACTTTTGCAGTTTGTGCTGTTCCTTCAGCTACTGCTGCTGAAGACCTTGCTCCTGCTAAACTTGCAAAAGTGATAGTTTTTCTAGCTTCTGCTATCATTTCTTGAGCAGCTAAAACTTGTCTAATAATAGCGGCTGCTCTTCCTGCTCCAGACTCAGCTCCAAATAATGAAATAATTCCAGCCGTAGAGGCTTTCTTAGCGTTTAATCTTCTTTGCTCTATTTCTATCTCAGAGGCTAAAACTCTTTGATCAGATTCAACTTTTAAAACTGCTAGTTTTTCAGCTTCTTCTTTATCTAATTTGTCCTGCTCTAGTTTTTTCTCTAAAGCTATTTTGTCTAACTCTTCTTTAGCTTTAAGATCGTCAGCCTCTTGTTTTTTTCTATCACTTATTATTCTGTTTCTTTCAGACTCTTCCTCCCTTAATGCAGTTGTTATTTCAGCAGTTAAAGCTTTTTGTTTTCTTAGTCTAGCTGTCTCTAAGTCTATTAAAGTAGCTTGTAGCTGTGCTTCTTCGTTTAAATCTTCTTTAGTTGATTTGCTTAAAGAGTTTTCTGTTTTTTTAGCTTCAAATCTTAATCTAGCAGCTTCTATTTCTTTAGCTGTTATTTCTTCTTCTATTTCACCTGCTTCTTTTATTGCTTCTATCCTTTCTTTAACAGTTACATTTTCTTTGTCTGCTGCTCTTTCTCTTAACTCCGCTACTTTTCGGTTTGCTTCTGCTCTTTCAACTAGTAGCCTTCGCTCCGCTTTGTCTGCCTGCGCTCTTTGTTCTGATAATTCTTTAGCTAGCTTTATTTCTTTTTTAGTTTCTTCTCCAAAGTTTGCTATAGAATTTGTAGCACTATCAACATTTACTACCATTTCACCAAAAGCAGCAGTAGCTCCTGCAAAATCTCCAGTTATTAATTTAGCTAGTGACTTTCCTGCATTAAATAAACCCATACCTAGATCTGCTACTATATCTGTAACATTTCCTACAACTACTCCTATCTGAGTCATTATACTCAGAAATTTGTTCTGTCCATCTTCAGAAGAAGTGAAAGCAGTTTTTAAAGCTACTATAGCTCCTACTATAAGTCCTAAAACACTAGCCATAGCTAAAGTCTTTAAGGTCATAAAACCTTTAATAGTTTTCTTTAACCCTCCTGCACTTAAGTTCGTTAGTCCAGAAGCTAGTCCTCCTGTTTGCCTATCTAGAACACCCATAGCTCCAGATAAATCCGTAGAATTATCTTTAGCAGTTTTTAAAGAATCGTTTGCTTTATCTCTTACTAAAGTATTTTTTTTAATTCCTGCTTGCTCTTCTTTAATGAGCTGTTTATTTTTATCTATTTGTTTACCTAAATCTCTTCTTCTATTTAAATCTCTTTTACTAGTTTTTTGTAATTGATTCTCTAGCTTAGTATTTGCTATTTGTAAATCTGCTATAATATTTTTTTGAACTTTTAAAGTTTCATTAATAGCCTGTAGATTTTTCTCAGCATCTTTTAGATTAATATCTATAATAATTTCTTTAGCCATTTTTTAATTCTTTTTTTAATTGGTTGTAAGCTTCTTTTAAATTTTCTGGCATTTTATTTTTACCTTTTGCAATTTGTGAGTATTTACCATTACATTCTGTTATACTAATTAATTCTAAAATTTTATCTATCATGATACTTCATTTAATAGTTGAAGAGTGCTAAGTCCTGTTTTTAAATTTGTTGTAATTGAGTTTATTTTATAGCTCTGTTTATTAATAATAAACCGATCAGCTAGAGTATAATTAAGTAAAATGTTTAGAGGAATATAAGCTGAGAATCTGCTTAATCTTCTTTTAGTGTTAAACATTTCATTGATGTAATTAGAATAGTAATTAAAAAACAAAGTACCTGTAAAGTTTCCAGTTACATCATACTCATTAAGCTCCTGATTAAAATTTAAATTAGCTGTAGAGATTGAGGCATCTAGAGAGAGGCTATTGCTAGGAATAAAATAATCGTTTATATCAGTATTTGAGGCTGCATTTAAATAAGGTCTATCAGTTAAAAACCTTATAGAATCTTGATTCTGTTGATAAATTGGATAAAATAAAACAGGATCACCTAAATAAGAATCATCATTATCATCTACCATCCATCCATTCTGAGCTGTGGTATTGTTTCCTGTAGCAACATCTACTAGCCTTTCATATTTTAAATGCTCAAAGGGAGCTTCTACTTTATAAATTCCTCCGTCATATTTGTCATCTCCTGTAAATTCAGTAGTTCCCCATCCTACGCCTCCTGTTGTTAGCTGCTCATGTTGTTTAGCTAGTTTAGTTTTAAGACCTTTATATTCAAAAACAATTTCTCTATAAGGCAGAGCAACGTTAACTTGGCTTTTACTAACATCCACATGAGAGCTTATATCAAAGGGAGAAGACGAACTAGGGTTTGCATAAAAACTATCTAAAGTCTGAACTTTTACAGTACCATCGTCTAACACAAAAGCTGTTAAATTGAATAACTTAAAGAGTCCTGTTAAAAATTTTAATACGCCCATTGGAGGCAATTGTGCAGAAGGAACAAACTCAATAACTGCCTGTATTGTAAATGCAGATATATTAAAAGTATGAGATTCAGGAACAGTTAAATCTGCTAAATCCCATGTAACAGAATCTACTGTAAACTCTTCTCTAACTACTATTTGAACTTGATAAATTCCGTTAAATAAGTCTACTGAGGCTGTGGCTGCACTTGGAGCAGTTGCTGAAAAACTATCTTGTATAACTCCATCTCTAATTACATTAACAGTGTAAACTGTATCTTCTGCTGAATTAACATTAATAGTTAAAGAAGAAGTTATTTTATTATTTCCTGTTTGATTACTTACTGTAATAATTTCTCCATTAGCTATTACATTGGTCATAGTAGTATCCAAACCAAAATTTAAAAGCTGTGGAAATGTTGCAGGTGCATTTGGATCATCTACATTTCCTTTTTTTCTGTGCATCCACAAATAGAGATTATAGTAGGGAGCATTTGTACTATTAAAGAAATCTGTAGAAAAAGTTAAGCCATAAGTTTTTTCAATTGCTTTAATAACTAAATCTACTCTTATAGCATATTTTAAATCTTTCCAAAAGATACCATGATTCATGGCTGCGCTTTCTCCATTGCCATTAGGAGCTAAGTTTCCGTCATCTGCTGTATTACTAGCAGAATCATAAAAGAGTCTAGTAGTGTGGCTAATTAAGGGTGTAATAATCGCATTATTATAGGTTACACCATCATTTGTAATATCATAACCTGATCTTAAGCCTGTATAGATTGCGGCACTTGTATAGGGTTTAGAAAATCCATCAATCCAGTTAGCTCCTCCTACTAAAGCGTCTAGAGTATCTTCAGCTATTAAATCTTTAAGCTCTACAGTATTTCCAAAGAAAGTAATTTTATAGGCATAGACTTCATTTTTTTTTAATTCAACTCCTTCAAGTTTTATTTTACCTTTTTGAAAGTTTAAATAGTTTAACTCTATAGTACCATTAACTTTAAGCCTACCATCAAATCCGTTAACAATATCAAAATTATAATAGTGCTTAAATAGTTTATTATTAATTTTAGATGCAGGAATAGAAAAAGTTTGTGAAAAGCTAGTAAAGACTTTGCTTATATCTTTAATCTGTTGTATTGAGTTAGTTAGCGAAACGCTTTCATCGTCAAATAGATCGACTCTAGTTCCCTCTATATATAGCTGTATAAATTGCATTTATCTAATGTTGTTTATTGCATCAAAGGCATATTTAAAGTCTATTGAATAATTAATTAATCTATCATTTACAGACTTTTTAAATGTTAAAGATTTAGTATTCATGTTAATAGGTAAAACAGAGCTGCCATCGTCTATCCAGATTTGCTCTGAAAGCATCATTTGCTTTATAACTTCATTAAAGCTTTCTTCTATGTATCCAGTATTAACTGTAATTTTTTCATTTCCATTAACTCCTAGACTAGAAATAGCGTGCTTTGATATATCATAACTTGGAGCTGATGTAAAGTCCATAGTATTTCTCTGAAATTCTTTGTTATTTGTACTGATAGAAGTTTCTGACCTTTTAAAGAATGGCATAATTTGAAGTGCTCCAAACTTATTGTAGAATATAACTTGCATCTGCTCATATTTAGGTTCACATACAGCCTCTAATGTTATTGTAAAACTTTGTTCATATCCAACCCTAGTAGAGACTACAGAAATAGTGTCTCCACTTTGTAGTGTTAGTGTAGGAGTTACTCTTATATAAACTATTTTTTCAGTTGAGTTTGTACTATCTGGAACTATAATAGGATTTAAAATAGAACCCCAATAATTTTGATATAAATTCCAGAACTCATCTGTCATTTCCCATTTAATATTCGCTCCTCCTCCACTTACAAAAGTTGCAGTCGGCTCAGCTTCTGCAAAAACTGGAAATACAATGTCTGTGCCTTGTTTAAAATAGATAGTCGTGTTACTCTGCATTAAAGCAGGCGTGTAATTAGGCTGAGAGATTATGTTATAGTTATCTGGAGTTGAAACCATTATATCTCCCTTTAAAGCTAGAGAAGTGTTACTCTCTATAGCTGTTACTGTTGTAGTTCCTCCTTCGCTTAAATTATTAACAGTGTCTCCTAGATTAACACTATTTAAAAAGCTTTGTGTAGAGTCTTGTAATTTAAAAGCTACAGTCACTCCATC